ACAATGGGCGCAGCTCCAGGCGGTGCAGTACCAGGCGCAGAAGCAGGCGGTGTTCCTCCAATGCCAGGCGCAGAAGGCGAGATGGGCGCAGAAGAGTTACCAACTCCTCCAGCACCAGAAGTAGGCAGAGAAAAGCGTGAAAGCGTTGACTACAGTCGACGCCTTGCATTATTACTTAACTCAAAAAAAAAGTAATTGAAACTATCGACCCCTTAGTTAGAACTTTGTTCACAGCTCAGGGCGCAGGCGACAATCAACAAACTAAAGCACCAATGACTTGGGGTGCCCTACAAAATATGGGCATCCCAATTTCTTATGAAGCCTTTGCGGCTCGTTGGGAAGAGGAAGAAGGTTTACCTCCAGAACAACAAGTATTACATAATCTAGTAGTTAGATTTGATGGTAATGGTGTAACAGTCAAAACACAAGATGCTAAACAAAAGCCTGCTGTTGGCGGCGAAGAAAGCGGTGAAGTCAGTAAAATGGCTAAACGTGCCACAAAGTTAGGCAAATAATTCTTGCTCTTTGGAACGATTGACTATATAATCGTACCATGACTTTATTAATTTCAAGATATACATATTCCAAACTTACTAGAGATGAGTCGTCAGGGAAACGTTTATATGCTACACCTGACGGATCAAAAGTTCCTAGTGTTACTACAATACTCGACAAAACTAAACCAGCAGAAGCCAAAGCTGCATTAGCCAATTGGAAAAAAGCCGTTGGTGAGAAGAAAGCTCAAGAAATTGTAACAGAAGCTGCAGGCCGAGGCACTAGGATGCACAAATATCTCGAGGACTTTATCAAAGGTGAAGAACTCAGAGAAACAGTAACTAATCCTTTCGCACAACAAAGTTTAGAAATGGCAAAGATTGTTATTGCAAAAGGATTTCCTAAAATTAATGAAGTTTGGGGTAGTGAAGTACCTTTGTACTTTCCAGGTTTATATGCGGGAACTACTGATTGTTGTGGTATACATGACGGTGACGAAAGTATCCTTGACTTTAAACAAACAAATAAACCTAAAAAATTAGAGTGGATTGAAGACTATTTTTTACAGTTAACAGCCTACGCATTAGCACACAATGAAATACATGGAACTAACATTCGTAAGGGTGTTATTTTAATGTGTAGCAAAGACTACGAATATCAGGAATTTATACTAGAACCCAAGGATTTTGACATGTGGACAAATCGCTGGTGTGATAGGGTGGAACAGTACTACAAACAAAACTGATAAATATCCTATATAGAGGATATTATTATGGCAGTTGTGCAAATCAGCCGTATTCAAATACGTAGAGGAAAATCATTAAGTGGAACAGGCTTACCCCAGTTAGCTTCGGGCGAATTAGCATGGTCACTTGATACTCAAGAATTATACATTGGTAACGGATCTGTAGCAGAAGGTAGCCCTGCCGTAGGTAATACAAAGATCCTAACAGAGCGTGACTTAACCGCTCAAGGTAACTTACTAAATCTAATTCAACACATTTATAAAGTCGATGATCCGGCTATTCAAACAGGACCAACTTCAAACAGTCCTATTTTAAGACAAACCCAAGATCGTTTAGATGATCGTGTTACAGCTGCAGACTTTGGTGCAAAAGCAGACAGTTCAACAGATGATACTGCCGCACTTCAACGTGCAATTGATCAATTATTTTTAAACCCAACAACAGCTGCATCAGCTGACACAGCTGATGGTACGTTAGCTCGTGTTGTACTAGAGTTAGGTCCAGGAATTTATAAGACATCTGAAACTCTATACATTCCAAGTTACGCAACTATTATTGGTGCTGGTCCAAATAAAACAATAATCCAATACGAAGGTACAGGAACTGCTGTACAATTTATTAACGATGATTCTACTATTGGGAACCCAAGTACTATTGGCAACACATTAGGTAATACTCAACCACGATTTATTACTATCAAAAATCTTTCTTTTGTTTGCAATACGAATGATCAAACAGCATTGCAATTAGATGCTGTTCGTGATAGCCTATTTGAAAATATTATTATATCTGGAAACTGGGCAGAAGTTTATAATGTTGACAGCAAAGGTATGACATTAAATGCAGTATCAGCACTAGTTACTTGTACAAATAATATTTTTAGAAATATTTCAGTATCAGGTTTTAGTTACGGCATTTGGGCAAAACAAGATATTTTAAACAATACTTTTGAAGATTGTCGTTTTTATGATTTAAGACAAGGTGTTTATTTAGGTGAAGGTGCTGACGGAACTACTGTTGGCGAACAATACGGTCCTCGCGAAACACAATTCATTGCTTGTAAATTCGAAGACATTAAACGTCAAGGTCTTGTAGTTGAAAGAGGTACAGGCAATTCGACTAGAGATTGTAAGTTTACAAACGTTGGTAACAACGGAGCTGGTGTTTATTTTCCAGAATATCCTCAAATCTATTTTAATTCTGTTGGAAACTCCAGCGATAACGATCAGTCAGACAGACAAGAATTTTTAGTTTCAAAAGCGTTTACAGTTGATATTGAATTAAACCAACCAATTACAGCAACTAAAGGAAGTTTAGTTAAACAGAATGTAACTAACATTCAAGGAACACTAAAAGAAGATTATGATGGTGCAACAACTATAACAGTTGTTACTCAATACTTAACTCCTTTTACAACATTCAATAGTCTAGTAATTGGAAACGTTTATAATCCTGGCGATCAAACACAAGTTGAAATATTATCTGCAAGTACAGTAACAGACGCATTTCAAGTTGCACCGTCAACACAAACTACCTACATGTTAGTTGGAGCTGCAATAACCTTCAACGGAACACCTGGCGGCGTAGTTCAAGGAACAACATATTACATTAAAGAAATTATTGACTCAACACACTTTACTATTGCAAACACATATTTAGATGCAGTTGACAGTGGAGCAAGTCCTAGACCATTAAGCACATACACATACTCTGGCGGCCCAGTAATTTACGGATCTTACGATCCAATTGTTACACCAACCAATGTAGGTGATTTAACAATGGTTCCATATATTCCAGAAATTACAGGCGAAGTTTCTTATTCATCATATGGTACTAAAAAGTCTTTGATTGGTTATATGCCAAGCTGGTCTTTGGTTTCTGTATTACCAGTACCAACAGGAATAAATGGTAACCCTTCAAAATCTGTAGGTTACAATATAAATTACAAATACAAAAGTTATGCCAACGAGTTTACAAGAACAGGAACGTTATCTTTTGTAGTTGACGTTGATAAGAGCGCAACACTCCATTCAACTCAAGTACAGTTATCGGATGACTATAGTGTTATTGGAATTTCTCAAGACGATGCATTAAAATTGGAATTTTCAGTCATATTGTTAAATCAATATGGCGACGAGCTATCTGGTTTAAGTGACATTCCTTCATCGATTGCTTTGAGATTTAAACAAACTTTGGTTGATGAAGCTCTTAGTGAATTAACATACTCGTATAGAGCTACTCATTAATTTGGTTGTAATTGATTCCAAACACACTTGACCTCTTTAATAAATGCGTATATAATTTTTTACGCTGGTGTGATAAGGTCTGTGACTTAAAAATTTATTTTCAAATTCCTATCAAATCAACGCTACAGCGTTGGTTACCATAATGCTTTTGAGATTCGATGTGAGTCACTAAATACTTCCTAAAAACAATAATCGACCCTTTCAAATAACCGAGCGATGAAGAGATGAACAATATTACAGTAATTAAAAGATCAGGTAAAAAAGAACCACTTGCAGTAGAAAAATGGCAAGCCCAAATTGCTAAAGTTTGCAGTGGAATCGCTGATGTAAGTCAGTCGATGATAGAAATCAAAAGCCAACCACATTTTTACGATGGTATCACAACACAAGAAATCGATGATATAACTCTACGTGCTATTGTTGATTTGATTGATGTTGAACACAATCCAGACATTGGACACACTAACTATCAATACGTAGCAGGCAAACAACGTTTGAGCATGTTAAGAAAAGATGTCTATGGCGATTATAAAGTTCCACATCTTTATGAAATTGTAAAGAAAAATATTGAAGTTGGTTTGTATACACCAGAGCTGTTAGAGTGGTATACCGAAGATGATTGGAATAAAATGAATGACATGCTTGACCATGAAAAGGACGAGCAATACTCATATGCGGCCATTGAGCAGTTGATTGAGAAGTACTTGGTACGCAATAGAGCTACCAAGGAAATTTATGAAACACCTCAAATTAGATACATGGTTGCGGCCGCTACTGTATTCCATAAAGAAGAGCCGAATACTGCAAGAATGCGTTACATTAAAGAATATTATAACGCAGCATCCGATGGTTTGTTTACTCTTGCTACACCTGTGTTGGCTGGGCTCGGCACTCCTACTAAACAGTTTTCTAGTTGTGTTCTTATCCGCAGTGACGACGATCTGGATAGCATATTTGCTTCTGGAGAGATGATGGCCAAGTATGCCAGCAAACGTGCAGGCATTGGATTGGAAATCGGTCGTTTACGCCCATTGGGCTCACCTATTCGAGGTGGCGAAATCATGCATACCGGTATGATTCCATTCCTAAAGAAATGGTTTGGCGATCTTCGCAGTTGTTCACAAGGCGGTATCAGAAATGCTAGTGCTACAGTTTTTTATCCTATTTGGCATCATCAGTTTGACGATCTTATTGTCCTTAAAAACAATCAAGGAACTGAAGAAACTCGCGTTAGACACATGGACTACGGAGTTGTACTATCAGCGTTCTTTTGGCGTCGTTTTAAAAACAAAGAAGATATTACTTTCTTTGATCCTAACGAAGTACCTGATCTTTATGAAGCGTTCTATAAAAATACAGAACTATTCGAAGAACTTTATGTTAAGTACGAAAAACAAAAAGGTCTTCGTAAAAAGACTATGGCCGCGGAAGAAGTATTCAAGGGTGGTATTCTTAAAGAGCGAACTGACACCGGCCGCATTTATCTTGTGTTCATCGACAATGTTATGAACCAAGGTCCATTCGATCCAGAATGGCATACAATTTATCAAAGTAATCTCTGCTGTGAAATTCTATTACCTACTAAACCATTTAAGCGTTTGGATGACGATGCTGGTCGTATCGCTCTCTGTACTCTGGGGTCCATTAATTGGGGAGCATTCCGCAATCCTGAGGATATGCGTAGAGCTTGCCGCATCCTTCAGCGTAGTCTATGCAACATACTGGACTACCAAGACTTCCTAAGCATTCAAAGTAAACTAAGCAATGACGAAATCCAACCACTTGGTATTGGTGTTACTAACCTAGCCTACTGGCATGCCAAGCGTGGATTGAAGTACGGTGAAAAAGATGCCTTACAAGATGTTAAGTCGTGGATGGAGCATCAAGCGTTTTACCTAACGGAAGCAACAGTTGAGTTGGCTAAAGAACGAGGTGCTTGCGTCCATAGTGATAAGACACGTTATGGCCAGGGTAAGTTTCCGTGGGAATTACGTGCTAAAGGAGTTAACGATCTAGCTGACTTTACCCCAGAATTAGATTGGGAAACTCTACGTACCAATATGAAACAATATGGAGTTCGAAATGCAACACTTATGGCCATTGCTCCTGTTGAAAGCAGTAGTGTTGTTATCAATAGCACTAATGGCATTGAAATGCCTATGTCGCTTATTTCAACTAAGGAAAGCAAAGCAGGTTCCTTTACACAAGTTGTCCCTGAGTATCATAAACTCAAGAACAAATATCAAATGATGTGGGAACAAAAAGATTGTGCAGGTTATTTGAAAACAGCGGCAGTACTTGCAGCCTATGTTGATCAAAGTATTAGCACAAACACATTCTACAATCCAGCACATTTTCCAGAACGTAAAGTTCCAACTACATTAATTGCTAAAAATTTAATGCAGGCGCATATGTGGGGTTTAAAAACTTTCTACTACAGTTTGATTAACAAAGCAGGTAGTAAAGCAATTGAAGTAGTACAAGAAGTAAATGGACATGTTACAGCAGGCATGAACGGACATCATGTTGAAGTAGAACTATTAGAAGAAGATTGCGAGGCTTGTAAATTATAATGTTAGAAACTTGTTGTGATATTTTAGTAGATGCTTATAAGCGTAATTGGATTACTAGTCGTGATGGCAACATTAGTATTCGTCACCACGACAGAGATCATTTTTACATTACACCTAGTGGTGTTCGTAAACAAAACATGCAACCAGAGATGTTTAAAAAAATTGCTATCTGGAAAACTATTAACAGCGGAGTAGGAAGTGCTGCTCTTAATTATAGCTGGACAGTTATTGAACAAACTGACCTAAGCGGTAACCTAAAACCTAGCGGCGAAATGCCTTTGCATTTTGGATTACAAAAAGAATTAGGACAACACAAAGATGATGTACGTGTAGTAGTACATGTACATCCAACTTATTGCGTGGCGGCAATGCATGCCGGAATTGAATTAGGTGCTATCGCTAAGGAGTTCCCTGAACTGAGTCGTTATACCAAAGTAGCCTACAATGTAGGAGATGTTTCTCCTATTAGTCAAGAACTGGCTGATTGGTGTCATGAAAATCTAAAATTAGATAAAGATGGAAATATTGCATACGACATTGTAGGCATTAAAGGACACGGAGTAGTTGCTATTGACAGTACTCCGTGGCGAGCATACGAACACATAGAAAGATTAGAACACATTTGCAAGATTGTACTTGCATCAGGAAAATATAAATGAGTAAAGAACAATATAACTTACACACAAAAACAGATTACCTAAGTCGAAAAATGTTTTTGGACCCAGCTGGTCCAGTTACTATCCAACGATTTGAAGAAGTCAAATATAAAAAGATTGCAGACTTTGAAACAACTGCACGTGGTTTCTTCTGGGTACCAGAAGAAATCAGTTTAGCTAAAGACGCTAACGACTTTAAGGATGCATCAGATGCAGTTAAACATATCTTCACTAGCAACCTGCTTAGGCAAACTGCTCTTGACAGTCTGCAAGGTCGCGGCCCAAGTCAAATCTTTACTCCGGTCGTGAGCCTTCCGGAACTAGAAGCACTAGTTTATAACTGGACATTCTTTGAAACAAACATTCACAGTCGCAGTTACAGCCACATCATTCGTAACATCTACAATGTGCCTAAGGAAGTATTCAACACTATCCATGACACCAAAGAAATTGTAGATATGGCAAGTAGTGTTGGCAAATACTATGACGATTTACATATCATTAATTGTCGTAAAGAAGCAGGTGAAAAGATCAACGAGCGTACACATATTAAAGCAATTTGGTTAGCATTGAATGCCAGTTACGCACTAGAGGCATTCCGCTTTATGGTATCGTTTGCAACAAGTCTAGCAATGGTGGAGAATAAAATCTTTATTGGTAATGGCAACATTATCAGTTTGATCCTACAAGATGAATTGCTACATAAAGGATGGACTGCTTTCTTAATCAATCAAGTAGCTAAAGAAGATCCTCGATTTGCTGATGTCAAAGCTGAATGCGAAGCAGAAGTATATCAAATGTATATGGATGTAATCCGTGAAGAAAAAGAATGGGCAGATTACTTGTTTATCAAAGGACCTGTTATTGGTCTTAATGCTAATATTCTTAAAGACTTTGTTGATTATACTGCCGCTGGAGCATTGAAAGATATTGGAATCAAATACAACCAATCAGCACCAAAATCCACACCTATTCCTTGGTTCAACAAGCATAGCGATACTAGCAAGAAACAAACAGCATTACAAGAAAGCGAAAGCACTAATTATGTTATTGGTGTTATGTCAGATGCTATTGACTATGACGCATTGCCAAGTTTATAATTAAATTTTTAGGAAACATTATGATCAAAGTATATACCAAAAATAACTGCCCGTTTTGCGACAGGGCTAAGGCTTTATTAGAAAGCAAAGGCAAAATGTACATTGCCATAAACATTGAAGAAAATCAATCAGAAAGAGAATTCTTAGTGGATCAAGGACTTCGTTCAGTTCCACAAATTTTCAAAGATGGAATACTATTACCTGGAGGTTATCAAGGCCTAGCAGGTCAACCAGAAGAATTTTGGACAACACTATAAAGGACTATTATGTTAATCGATAAAGGCGTTACAGCAGGCGAAGTAGTTACATTAAAACTAACTTCAGGCGAAGAAATTGTTGCTAAACTTGTAGAAGATACAGCAACTTATTACAAACTAAGCAAACCAATGGTTATTGGAATGGGACAAAAAGGCCCAGGACTAATGCCCTACTTGTTTACCGTAAGCCCAGACAAAGAAGTTAAATTACTCAAAACAACCGTTACCGTTTGTGAACCAACAGATAAAGGGTTTGCAGATCAATTCATTGAAAGCACGACTGGTATAAAATTAGCATAAATATTACCATATAACGGAGATTTATTATGCCATTAGTCACAGCCTCATTTTCAGCCGGCGGAAACGTAGTTATTAATGATACGGTTGAAGTAGCCGCTATTGCAGCTCTCACGGAAGCAGTAGCTGAATTTGGTGTGGCGGCAGTTAATCTTCCAGGAACACCTGCGGCTAACCTAGCTACTCTTGCCGAGTCAGCTAACGACATAGCAAATTTACTTACTGATGTTGTTACGCAACAGCAAGAAATAAATCAAAATTTGCAACTACTAGTTAAATCTATGACTAGGGTATCCTCAAATATTGGAACCGGAGTTTCAACAGCACAATTGGCTTACTTAGACCAAGTAAAAGCTAACCAACATAATAAACAACAATCAGACGATGCTCTAGCAAGAGCAGGCCTGCCTCCAACCGAAGTGAAGCCAGGTGATGTTGCTCAGCGTGTTCAAACTACAGTTACCGATGTTGGTGATTTGGCATTACAGACTAAAGTAGTAACACTAACACAAGACGGGTTAGCTTATGTTGGCGAACTGGTCAACGATGTTGGTGGAACTCTTATTAAAGAAGCATTAGATGCTAGCGGCATTTCAGGATTATGGAATACAGCCAAGAAGAAAATTGCAGCATTGTTTCCAAGTCTTACAGCGGCTAGGAAAAAATCAGTTCAAACCAATGCAGTTAAGCGAGGGTCGACATCGGGTCGTCCAACAATTCAAGTTCCAATTGACGCTGATCAGGCTTAATATGGCAAAAGGTGTAGCTAGAGTTGGTAAAGATATAGCCAGTGGAGCCATACTTAAAACTGGCTCTACTACTGTTTTTGTTAATGATACAAACGTAGCTTTTCAAACTAGCATAAATTCAAGAGGTTCGGTATTGATGGCGCCATCTACTGTTGTCTTTGTTAATGACAAGGGAATTGGGCGAGCGACAGACGGTATGTCAGATGGCGGGTTAGTAACAACAGCCAGCACAAACGTTTATGCCGGAAAATAATATCTCCAATACTATTGACACTAAGTAATGCAGCCTGTTACAGTAAGGTTACTAGTGACATACTAGATAAAGGAGAAAAAAATGGCTACAAATAGACACCCCGAATTCACAGCAATCGTAGAAGCAATGGAAGGCGATTTCGAAAAGTTTTACGATAAAGAAGTTGGTGCAGCTGGAACTCGTGTTCGTAAACACCTACAAGAACTTGCCAAACTTTGCAAAGATGTACGTAACGATGTTACAGCAGTTAAAAACGCACGAAAAGAATCAAAATAAATTGGGGTAAATATTATTGTTCACTTTAAGGAGGAACAGTTATGTTAGACACATTATTTTGGTTAGCACTTGGTGCTTTTATTGGTTGGAATTTCCCACAACCCGAGTTTGCTAAAACTATTCAAGCAAAGGTTTTAGGATTTTTTAAAAAGTGATTTATGGCATACAGCGACAAGGTAATCGACCACTATGAAAACCCTCGTAATGTGGGTAGTTTTGATAAGTCTGATCCTAGTGTGGGTACCGGAATGGTTGGCGCACCTGCTTGTGGCGATGTCATGAAATTACAAATAAAAGTAGATGAAGCAACAGGTATTATACAAGACGCTAAATTTAAAACTTATGGTTGCGGTAGTGCTATTGCCAGTTCTAGTCTTGTCACTGAGTGGCTCAAGGGCAAGACACTTGACGAGGCAGGTACTATTAAAAACTCAGATATCGCAACTGAACTTGCGCTACCGCCCGTTAAGATTCACTGTAGCATATTGGCGGAAGATGCTATTAAGGCGGCAGTAAATGATTACCGTAACAGACACAGCCAAACAGAAAATCAAACAACTTCTTAAAAATCGAGGCAAAGGTGTTGGTATTCGACTTGGAGTTAAAACAACTGGATGTAGCGGATTAGCCTACACAATTGAATACGTTGATACATACACAGCCGAAGTTGGAGTAACCAATTTTGCCCAACCAGATTTTGCAGTTTTGGTTGACGCCAAAAGTCTAGTTTACCTAAATGGATTAACTGTAGATTGGGTCCGCAACGGACTTAATGAAGGGTTTGAATTTATCAATCCAAACGAAAAGGATCGTTGCGGCTGCGGCGAGTCCTTTCGAGTATAAACCAAAAAAAGTTGACAAAAAACCAGCAGTATAGTATAATACTGAAATAGTCATTACTTTTGGAGAAAATTATGAGTATGCATTTGGAAGGCCCGTGGTTGTCAACTACCGGCAAAAAGAAAGGCAAACAAAAATTTCGCTCAGCAGAACACGCTAGAAAGGCTAGAGAATTGGACGCAAGTTGGAAAGAACTACAGAAAAAATGGGCTATCGAAGCTGAGGACAAAAAGCGTAAACGCGGTTTGGCTGCTCCAACTATGAGCCCAGTAGTTAACAAGCCTTTCATTAGAGATACAGGTCCAAAGATTGCTAGTTTGGATCCTACAAACATGGCACCGTGTCTAAAAGCACCAGATAAAGTATATACTGGAACTATGATTAAAGGCATTGGAACCATGCATAAAAGCAACGCTGTGCCCATTTTTAGTGATGAGCAGGCGGTCGAAATAAGTAAAATGCGTAGATAATTTAAAAACTTATGTTTTTATTAGAGACACACAGGCATAACTATATATTGTACCTAAAAATTAAGGTACCATTTTTACAAGGAGATGCCAACGGCCAAAACTTTTTATTAACGGCGCTAGCGACGCCTGTTCCAGCGTAAAGGAGAAAACTAATGATACGCATCATAAAATTTGTATTTTTTGCCCTAGCTATGCTAGCGGTAACATTCGCAGGGTATAAAGCAGTTAATTATAAACTGGAGACCCTAAAAACAGCTCGCATGTCAGTGAGCCCTGTTACAGCAGAAATGAGACAGAAGCAATTAGACTGTCTAGCTCGTAACATTTATCATGAAGCAGGCTACGAACCATTTGAAGGTAAAGTAGCAGTTGCACAAGTAACAATCAACCGTGCAGAAAGTGGACAATTCCCAAGCGATATCTGCCAGGTTGTTTATCAAAAGAACATTGTGTATGAAAAGGTTCTTTGCCAATTTAGTTGGTACTGCGATAGTGCCAGCTTGAAAAAGCCAATGAATGGCCCAGTATATACTGAAAGTATGGAAGTAGCTAAGAAAGTATTATTGGAAGGCTTTAGGCTTGACTCTATTAAACAAGCATTGTATTATCATGCTGACTACGTCAATCCTAAGTGGGGTAAGAAACCCATTGCTAAAGTTGGTAGACACATTTTTTATAAGTGAGGAAAGATATGAACATGGAAGTGATGAGAAAATTTGCACATGATTTGTTTGATTTAGATGTTTGGGTCAAAAACATCAAAGAACACGCACCTCACATTTCAGCTGAAACAGCAGGATGGATTGCCGTAGTGCTTTTGCATTTGGCAACCATCCCAACTATGATTGCTGTACTAACAGGACTAACTGAAAAAATGCCCCCTGTTGATATGGTGCTTTTCAGTTGGTTAGGATTGTTTTTGTTTTTTATTAAAGCAACAATTCAAAAAGATTTACTAAACATTGTAACTATTGGACTTGGGTTTTTTGTTCAAGCATCCTTGCTGGCTTTGATAGTTTTCAAGTAAAATAACGATAAATATTAGATATTAAGGAGCATCAAAATGCCATCAGGATTTCAACAAAACGCTAATCAATTAGCACCAGGATTTTATAGAGTTGTACTAACAATGACAAGTACAACCTATTATCCAACAACCGGCGGAAGTGAAAATGACCGTGGCGGTGTAACACCAAACAGTTCAGATAGTTTTTCAACTGCAAACTTGCCAACTACTTTGGCATACGGACAAAACCGTGCTCGCGGAAATATGCGTTTCCGCAACATTGTAAATCAATTGTCCGGAATAGCAGATTGCCAAATTTTAGATATCGAAGTCGACAGCGATGAAACAAACGGCGACTCACAATCAACTACATTGGCATTTACTGTAAAATTTGACCGTCCTGATTTTGTTCCATCAACTGGAACAGATATTGCAGGCGGCAGTATCACAACTCAAGCAGGTTATATTAAAAACGAAGTAGCAAAAGCAATTCGTTTATCAACAACTGCAAACGTTCGTGTATACAACGGTACAGCAGGAACCGACAACATGTTATCAATCACTGCAACTCATACAGGCGCAACAGCATCTCAAA